TTTCCATTGTTATCTCCCTTTGTTTTTTTTGATTTGAAATCTTCTATGTAGTTTACCGAATGAATAGTAGTATAAAGAATAGTTATTAAAACATAAAATAAATGAGCCTTTAACGTTGCCAATATTAAATATTTTCAAGTAAAAACATCCAAGTTTGTGTGTTTTAGTATGTTTCATGTGTTTGCCCATGTGATGTGAAGAAGCTACTAATAATAGATGCTATTGTGTTCACTTCTTCACTTGTTATTAATTATGTTTGCTCTTATGCGTGCTCCTCTACGAGGTTTACACCTCGCAAGCTTTAAGAAAAGCTTTTTTAGATTTAATAGGAACCCTTAAGAAATGTTTACCATTCTCTTCAACAGATGGTCTCCAAAAGTAGACATCAAGCATGTCTCCATTCTCGACCAAGTTAAGTTGAAATGGTTGTTCAACATTAGGGATACCTCTCCATTCAGTTGGTAAGAAAATTGTGATTAATTCGTTCATTTTTAACCTCTTTTTGTTTATTAAAAAATCCATTTTAGGGTATTGGGGTCGAGTTTATAGCCCTATAACATTTTGTAATATTTTATTTGGAAACACCTGGGCATAGCATTATTTTAAGGGTATGCCAATGCCATTTCATTGTACAGATTGTGATAAACCTATCACTAGTGAATTTGGATTTAAGGCAGTATGTGCGAACTGCAAAAAGAAAGAAAGAACCAAAGAAAGAAAAATGGATATATATAGTATATATAATATATATATATATAATATAAAATATATGTTAAAGAAAGTGATGTCAAGGATATTATGGCAAGGTCATTAAAATTTTTAGAATTATTACCACAAGAGTTACAAGAAAAGGTACTAGAAGAATTATCTGTTAATAAGAGTTCAAAATTAGAAGATATAGAAATTGATGGTAAAATGTATAAAGCTCACAAAGCAGTACTTGATTTGATAGATGGTCTTGTATTGCAGTTGGAGATACTAGAGAAACTTAATAGCAAATTGAGGAAGAAAGTTGGAATATAGAACGATAAGAGGAAAAAAGCATTATGTGTATGAAAACATAGATGAATATAAGCTGAATGGTGGTGATGCTATTTATGTGAAATACTGGAAAGATGCTAAAGAAGGAGACTGGGTAGAAGCAGATGACGGAGGAATTGTACAGTTATTGAAGGTTGGAGGAATAACACATCCAAATGACAGGAAAAATTATAAACATTCTAAAGGATGGTGTAGAACGATTGTTGGTACATTCTTGATAAATGAGAAAACAAAGATGGATACAGACTTTAGCTCTCATAAGAATAGATATACATTCTCAAAGACCATTGGAAAGAAAACAAATATTAAAACAAGGAAGAATCCTACTAAGAAAGAAAAATTATTTACAACAAGTGTTGTTGCTGGACACGGACCAGTCAAAGCTTATATGGATGCTTTTAATGAAGATAACGATAAAACAGCTAGAAAGAAGGCTGTAGTGCTTTTAAAACAGGAGCGTATAGTGAAAGAAATAGAAAAAGGAGTAATGGATGTAGCTAAGGAAAATGGCTTAGACCACGAGTATGTGCTACGGAAACTCAAACATCTTGCTGACTTTAGTGAAGATGATAACATCATATTGCAATCCACTAAGGAGATTGGCAAGATAATAGGAACAACAGGAATGACAATGAAACAGAAAGAAGTTGGTGTGATTGGTATGTTTCAAGGTTTTTCCCCAGAACAACTAGAAAAAGCAGAAAGGAAAATGTTGAATGGTGGTATATCACAAGATAAAATACCTACCGCTGAGGAAGAGTAATACTTCAGTAGCAGGGGCTTTTCATTACATTGTAAATGATAACATAGTATTCTCATGGACAAACAATGAAAAAGAAAAATAAAAAACAACCTTATCACATGAAGCATGACTACCAAAGATTTCAATCTGTTAATGGATATAAGTTCTGGGCAAAGAACAGGAAAGATGCTACAGAATATTGCAAAATGATGAATTGGGTAATAGGAGATTTAGTTGAAGAGAAAGAATAAACCTAGTCGTAGAGACCTTATGAAGCGTATGGGTAGTTATGAAATGTCAATGCTTCAGTTGTTGGATAGGGTTTCTATTGTTGAAAAAGCATTTGTTGATTTTCTTAGAATGCAAGAATTAGAAGAAAAGTTTCAAAAGTATTTAGATGGCGAACATAAACAGTCAGAACATAAACAAAGCTGAAGAAGCGTTAGTATTAGCTTATAAAGACCTCATCTCTTTTGGCAAACTGTTTTTGCCAGATGACTTTATGAGGAGTGAAACACCTTTTTTTCACTATGAGGTTGCTGATTCTATTGACGACAAACATTGTAAGCAATTAGCTATTATATTACCTCGTGGTCACGGGAAGACTGTGTTAACAAAAGCATCAATTCTTAAAGACTTTGTATTTTGTCCTAAAGATGATATGCTTTTTTATGCTTGGGTGTCCGCCACTCAAAAACTTAGTGTTGGGAATATGGACTATATTAAACATCATCTAGAGTTTAATGATAGGTTCACATATTATTTTGGTAAACTTAAAGGTTCTAAATGGACAGAGGAGGACGTAGAATTATCTAATGGATGCAAACTCATTTCGAAGAGCAATGTCGCGGGCATACGGGGAGGAGCAAAACTCCACAAACGATACGACCTCATCGTACTTGATGACTTCGAACACGAAGCAAACACAATCACAAGAGAAGCTAGGGATAAGAATGCGAATCTCGTTACTGCTGTCGTTTATCCTGCAATCGAGCCTCATACTGGTCGTCTTCGTGTTAACGGTACTCCTGTGCATTACGATTCTTTTATCAACAATCTTCTTATCAACCATGAGAGGGCTAAAGGCAATAATGAAGAATTTGCTTGGAAACTAATAACCTACAAAGCTGTTTTACCCAATGGTTCTCCGCTATGGGAAGGTTGGTTTCCTTCTTCAAAATTGGAAGAAAAGAAGAAGTTCTATCAAGATTCTGGACAACCTTCAAAATTCTATCAAGAATATATGATGGAAGTTCAGAGTCTTGAAGATGCTTTATGGACAAGACATCACATAAAATACTGGAAGGGGTATTATGAATACGACACAGAGACAAATCAAAACTATATTGTCATTGGTGGCGAACAAGTTCCAGTCAATACTTTTATTGGTTGCGACCCTGCTACTGATATTAATACTAAAGAGTCTGACTTTTCTGTTATCATGGCTATCGCCATTGACAAAGAAAATAATCTCTATGTACTAGAATATGAACGACATCGTTCTATACCAACAATAGGTCAAAAGACACTAGAGGGTGAGAATACTGGGAAGAAAGGTGTTGTAGATTATATAATGGAAATGCACCAAAAGTACCATGCTATATCAAGTACAGTTGAAGATGTAGCTATGAATAGAAGTGTATTTCAAGCATTGAATGAAGAAAGACGAAGACTTAATAAGTTCGATATTTCTGTTATTCCAGAAAAACCTGGGGGTACAAACAAGATGAATAGGGTTTATTCTGGTCTATCTGGAAGGTTTAGCATGGGTACAATTCATGTGCGAGATAATATGTTTGATTTAATTAACGAAATTATTACATTCGGACCGAGAATGGCACATGATGATACTATAGAAACTCTATATTATTCTCAACTTCATGCTTTTCCACCTAATATCGAAAGGGATGAAAATACCAAAAATTGGTATGTGCCAAAGAAAAAGCCTAAGAGCTGGATAGTTGCTTAATTAGTCACATTTAAGGAGGTTTTGTGGCAGAGCCAAATAAAACATATACTGATACAACTACAACTGCTCAACTTGATACAAGTTGGAATGTTGGAAGAATCCTTTCTGGTGCAAGTGGGAAACCAGACCTTTCTCCTTATTCATATCAAACTGTAAAAGAAAGCTTAAGAAAACTTTCACCTGAACCTGAACCTGAGAAATTTATGCAATCAAGCCTTAGAGACCTAGTTGGTATGAAGGTTGGTGTAGCTGGTGGTAAATTTTCATTAGATGTAGGTACTCATGGAAGAGCCAAATTTAATCTCCCTAAAGACATAGGCGTAGATTTTAGATATAAAAAATCAAAAAGTCCATTCGGTACAGGGTACGATTGGAATGTTAAGGTAAGTAAACCAATAACTCTTTGGAGGAAATAATGAGTCCATTAAGAAAAACATTTGCTGAAAAATTTAATGCGACAGATGAACAAATTGAGGGAATGTTAAATCAAATAGGATTTGTAGAATCTAATAATCAAAATATACCTCAGCATGGAGGTGGTCCAGGTAGGGGTTATTTTCAGTTTGAAACACAAAAAGGTTCTGGAGCATTTCAAACGGCTTTAAATAGAGTAAAAAATAGATATAAAGCTCTTGGCTTAGAATCACCAGATTGGGTTGCTTCTGCAAAAAAATCAGATAATGCTATGACCTTAACAAGAGATCAACAAGAAGAAGTTTTATTGGCAGATTTTTGGTATAAAAAAGGCACAGACCCTCTTATAATAGAAGCTATAGAAAGTGGAAGTGCTAAGAATCTTTGGTTGCAAAAACATTGGGCTGGTGCTCCTGTTGGTAGCAAGGATTATAAAAAGAAAGCTAAACAATGGGATAGGCATATGATGAAATACAAAGGTAAGAATATAGCTGAAGCTGCTTTGAATGATATAAAAAAAAACGCAAAATCAATCGTTGGTAGAGTATTTGGTTCAGAAAATGATATTAATATTAAAAAGCTTAAAGATTAATGGCTACTCAAAAACAAAAAGCACAAATAAATAAACAGTTATGGGATAGAGCTAATAATGCTCATAGAAGTAGATGGGCTTCATTAAGTCAAAAGTCTTATGATTTTTATTTAAACGAACAACTTAGCAAGGAAGAAGAAGATACTCTTAATGAATCTGGAATGCCTACGTTTACTATTAACAGGGTAACTCCAATTGTTGAGACAATGAAATACTTTGTAACTGCTAACAATCCTAGATGGAAGGCAGTTGGAGTAGAAGGAAGTGATACTGATGTTGCTCAAGTTCATTCTGACATAGCTGATTACGCTTGGCACAATTCAAATGGTAAATCTTTATATGGTCAAATTGTCCTAGATAGTTTAACTAAAGGTATTGGCTACTTTTTTGTAGATGTTGATAGAGATGCTGATAGAGGAAAGGGTGAAGTTTTATTTAAAAGAATTGACCCTCAAGATGTTTTTGTAGACCCAATGAGCAGAGACTTTTTGTTCAGAGATGCTAACTTTATCATGGTTAGAAAAAATCTTGCTAGGACACAATTGATGCATATGTTTCCTCAGTACAAATCTAAGATTAAAAATGCAGGTGGAGAATCTGAGACAGTAAGTTACTCTCAAAGAGATACTGTTACATCTGATAGTATTCTACCTGAAGATATTACAATGGGCTTGACGATAGAGGGTGAAGATGATGATATTGTATCATACTACGAATGTTACCAAAAGGTAAAGATTCCATACGTCAATGTATTTATAAAGATACCTCCTAAAGAAGAAGAGTTAGAAGAAATAAGAAGGCTTGTCTCTGTTCAACTTGAAGAGTTTCAAAGAGAAACAGAAGTTGGATTATTAGAAAAGCAAAAACAAATACAAGAAGCGTTAGAAGCTGGAGAGATAATAGAAGAAAGAGCAAAGCTTGAAATAGAGCGTGCTCAGAAAATGGCTGAACAAGCAGTTCAAGAGAAAAGAGCTGAACTAATGTCTATGGCTCAAGATAGAGCATCAAGAATTGAACAAAAGGTTATTACAAAGAAAGAATATGGTATTCTAATTAAGAATGAATCAGTTGCTGCTAACATAGTTGAAGCGATTGACTTCTATGAAGAAAGAATAAAACTAGTATGTAGTGTTGGTGACGATACATTCTTATATGAGTTTTTATTAAATCAAAAAGAATATCCAATCGTTCCTATCCCTTACACATACACAGGCACTCCTTATCCAATGAGTGCTGTTACACCATTAATAGGTAAACAGCAGGAAATAAATAAGGCACATCAAATAATGCTTCATAATGCCAACCTTGCCTCTAACTTGAGATGGTTATATGAAGAAGGCTCTGTACCCGAAGGAGAATGGGAGCAATATGCTTCCGCTCCAGGTGCTTTATTGAAATATAGGCAGGGGTTTCAACCTCCAACTCCTGTCTTACCTGCTAGTATTAATAATGCTTTCTATAGTGTTACTCAGGAAGGTAAATCTGATATAGAATATATTGCTGGTATCCATTCATCAATGATGGGAATTGCAAGAGCGCAACCTGAGACATATCGAGGATTATTAGCTAACGATGAATATGGAACAAGAAGAATTAAAGCTTGGATGGGTAATACTGTAGAACCTGCCCTTGAACATTTAGGAAAAGTATTTAAAGAAATTGCTCAACAAACCTATCAAATTGATAAGGTATTTAGAATTGTTCAGCCTGAAGCTGGTCAAAGTCCTGAAGAGCAAGAAAAAGAAATAAGAATTAATATCCCAATTTATAATGATTATGGACAAGCTGTTGGAAAGTGGATGGATTATTCAGCTGCTAAGTTTGATGTAAGAATTGTATCTGGGGCAACGCTCCCTGTTAATAGGTGGGCTTTGATTGAAGAATATTTTAGATGGTTTCAATCTGGTCTTATTGATGATGTGGCTATGGTTGCTGAAACAGACATACGAGGTAAGAAACAATTACTACAAAGAAAGTCATTGTATTCTCAATTACAATCTCAATTGCAACAAATGGAAGAATCATTAAAAGATAAAGACGGAACTATTGAAACATTAGAACGTCAATTAGTACAAGCAGGTATTAAAGACAAAGTGAGAACTGGAAGTATGGAAAGTCAAAAGAGTGTACTAGATACACAGGCTCAACAAAAGCTATTAAGGAATCTTATGAAAGGTGAATTTGACACAGCTAAAAAACAACTTCAAATGGACATGAAAGAAGTTGCTAGAGATGTTAAAGAAACCGAGCAAGGTAGAATGCCTAATGTCAAGGAAAAATAGTTTTATGTTTCATTCCAGTAATATTATATTTCAAATAATACAAAAGGAGAAAAATGAGTATGGAACAACAAGTAGACAACGCATCGATTGACCAAATGGACATCGGTGCCCTCGAAGATAATGTGACAGAAGAAGCTGTATCTGATGACTTTTTTGCTGATTTAGATAGAAGCGTAAATTCTGGAATACTCGAAGAAGCTGACACTTCTGTATCATCTGCGTCGGGCGATAACAAGCCTCAGCACGTTCAGGGCGAAGGTCAAACACAAGGTCAAGACGAAGTTGAGACCTTGAAACAAAGGTATGCAGATTCAAGTAAAGAAGGTAAACGACTTAGTGGTAAACTGAATGAGCTTGAACCTTATGTACCTATCATTAATGCAATGAAAGACGACCCTAATTTAGTAACTCATGTGAGGAACTATTTTGAGGGTGGTGGTCAAGCACCTAAGAATATGAAAGAACAATTAAAGTTAGATGAGGATTTTGTATTTGACCCTGACGAAGCTGTCTCGGACCCAAGTTCTGACTCTGCTAGAGTACTTCAATCAACCATTGATGGAGTTGTACAAAAAAGGTTGAATGATACTTTAGGTAGACAAAAAGCTGAGAATCAGAGACTATCTCAAGAATCAGATTTTCGCCAACGTTACGAAATGAACGAAGACGAATGGAATGATTTTAGAAGTTTTGCCAAACAGAAAACTCTTACTCTTGATGATATTTATTATCTAAAGAATAGAGAATCTAGGGAAACAAATATAGCTAAAGACGCTAGTAATCAAGTTGCTCAGCAGATGAAAAACGTAAATGAGCGTCCACAATCTCTAGCTACTACTGGTAGTCAGCAAGTTGAATCTTCTCAAGACGACCAATTGTTTAATTCTATTTTAGGTATTGACAAGGACTTAGAATCGGCATTTGGTTAAATTAATAGCCAGATGTCTTAACTTAAAATAGGAGAAGGCAAAAATGGCTGACTTATTTTCGCTCGAGTCAACCGCTGATGTTGGTGCTGGTGCAGCTAATTCAAGATTAGGTACTTCACTTGACACAGGTGTTCTTCGTAGAAAGTACAATTTTGGCGATAGAGTTTCTGAGCTATCAATAGCTCAAGACCCTTTCTTCAGAATGGTATCAAAACTATCGAAGAAACCGACGGATGACCCCGAGTTTAAATTTACAGAAAGACGACCTTCATTTCACAAACGATATGCTTACGTTGTAGCTCATGATGATAATGGGACTGTTGAAGCTCACGATTCAGAACTAGAACGTTCAGATTCTACTGCTGTAGCATCTGCTGTCGGAGATGAAGTAGGTCTTTATATGGCAACTGATTATAAATCGTCTGGAAACTTAAACAGCGTTTATGGTCAAAGTAGTGATGCAGTTCAAGTTGGTGGAACAGGAACTAGACCAGAGTTTTTTATGCCAGGTCAAGTGGTAAAAATTCCAGTAATGTCTGCAACAACAGGAACAACAATAGCTGGTTATCACCTTATTAAAGTTACTTCAGTAGTAACTTCTGATTTAACTGGTAATGGTGGTGTAGATGATGATAACATGGAATGTAAACTAGTTAAAGGAAAAATTGTTAAGTTTGAATCTGGTGCTAATGAATTAGCATCTTTTGCTTACAATGCTTCCTCAGCTGATAATGGTTTTCAAACTGGTTCTAGCAATGGTTCTAACGAAGTTTATGACCGTTCAATTGCTGAACATCTTGAACCTATACGTTCTTATGTAGTTGGTACTGCTCACGCTCAAGGAACTGGATACCCAGAGACTTGGAAAGACCAACCTTTCTCAACTGGTTTTGGTCGTACTCAAATTTGGAAAACAGCTATGGCAATGGATAACACAACTCGTGCTACCGTTCTCAAGTATGAACCAAATGAGTGGGCTAGAGTCTGGCGTGAAAAGTTGATTGAACATAAATGGGATATTGAACAAAGTTGTTTGTTTGGTTCTCAGTATGATTCTGGTGATGAATGGTATACACAAGGTGCTGTTGATTACATATCTGGTTATGGTAACGTTTTCAGTTTAACTCATGCGAGTAAAACTCAAGATGATTTCCTAGATGATATGTCTAGCTTCTTAGACCCACGTTATAACAATGCAAACGCTACGTTGTTCTTTTGCGATACTGCTACTTATAACTGGTTACATAAACTAAGTGGCTATTTCAGCAATAATCTTGAAGTATCACCAAACTTCAGAGCTGATATGTCATTAACTGGCAAAAAGAAGGTATTTGGAGTCGAGATTACTACAATTTCTACACCTTATGGTGATATGAATGTAGCTCGCAATGTTCACTTAGATGGACACGCTATTAAAATGATAGCTGTTAACATGAAGTACTGTGCATACAGACCTCTTGTTGGTAATGGCTTGAATCGAGATACTGCAATCTATGTTGGAGTCCAAACCTTAGAAAATAGTGGTGTTGACCGAAGGGTTGACTTAATCCAAACAGAAGCGGGAATGGAATGGCAAATGCCAGAAGCTCACGCTTACTGGTCATAAGGAGGTGTTATAATGGCAAATCCTATGTATGGACAAAACAAAGATGATGGACAATTGTATGATGCAAGAGCTGGTGTAATCATAAATTCAGGAGCTAGAACTTTACTAGCTTCTGAAAGTGGTTCTACAATTCTTCATAATTCTGCAAATACTGCTATCACATTACCCGCAGCTAAAGCTGGTTTGAATTTTAAGATTATTCTTGGAATTGAAGCCACTTCTGGTTGTAACATTCTAACTGCATCTAATGCTGATTGTTTCTTTGGTGTAATTCCAATATCATGTGATGATACGGATGACCAAACAGGCGTAGCTCAAAAATTGACTTACGCTACAGCAATCGCAGCACCTGCTAGTTATGACGCTATGAAGTTTGTAGCGGCTACAGCTACTATTGGTGGAGTTGCAGGAGAATGTATATGGCTAACTGCTGTAAGTAGTGTTGCTTGGCACGTTGCAATACCATATCACGCTACATCTGCCAATGATCCAGGTGATTGCGCATTAATTGTAGCAAGATAAGGAGTTGAATTATGGCTAACGCAAAACTAGGTAGCCATCCATCTTATGGATATTCATTTGTGCAAACATTGGATACTGCCGTAGAACTTGGAAGAGGTGACTCTGGAAAAGTTTTTATGGTAGACCAAAGTTCTGCTTTTACAGTTAACTTACCTAAATTGTCTGCTGATATAGCAGGGTGGCAGGCTAAGTTTGTTGTTAAAACAGCAGATTCAAATGATGTTCATATCATGGCTTGGGGTTTAACTTCGAGCGGCGGAACTGGAGATTCAGGCGTTACAAACGACGGTGACACAGTAGTATATAAAGAAATGGCAACAACTGACGCTGGTGCTGGTACAGCAACATCTCAAGATGGTGTTATTCTTAAAAGTGGTGCTACCGTTGGCGATTCTATAAGTGTATTTACTGATGGTTCAGTATGGTATGCTACAAGTAGTATTGCAGACGCAGCTCATGGTGACGACATAGATGGTTAATCTGAAAAGATAAAATTGAACGGGCGTCTTTCATTTAGAAGTTCTCCTTTTGGTGGAAGATGCCTTGTTCGATTAAAGGAAAATAAATGGCAACAACTGTAATCGCTGATGAAATAGAAGCTATAACTGGTGTAGGCACAGCAGACGCTAGTTTTTTAGTTTCTGCTCAGAAGTTTGTAGTTTCTAGTGTTCCTAAAAGTTTATTAAACTTTGCGCAAAAAGCTTCATCTGCTTCTACTGATGGAAGTGCTATAACATTTTCAGTAAATGATTCAATAACAGATGTTCAAAGAAATGGTTATAGCTGTAAAGAAATACCAATGTCTGATGCTATATGGGCATTAGATTCTACAAGTTTAAAATACGCAACGGCTAAACATCCAGTTTGGTATCATAAACAAGGAGCTGTTCATTTTGCACCAGTAACTGATGGAAGCAATGCTGGGTATGTTTTTTATGTAGATTACACAAAAATAGATGATGATTCTGATTTAAGAAATGCTGTTATATTTAGGGCGGCTTCTTCTGAATTTGCTAAGTTAGCATCTGGTATGAACTCTGGAATTACTACAGCATTGACATATCTAAAAGCGGCTGTAGACCAAGCAGAAACTGCAGGTGATAATTTTGAAGTAGCTAATACAGCGTCTGTTTTTGGAGATACTGCAACATTTGATGCTACTAATAGTCAAATTACAAGAGTAAAAGATGCTGTAGATAAAGTTCAATTATTAATTGAAACAAATAAACCAGCAAGTGGTTATGATGCTCATGACCTTTTACAAGCTGAAGATATTGAATTATTAAATGGTAATCTATCTATTGTAAAAAGT